GGAATAGTTGGACATGTCGAACGTCGTGCCGGACGCCACGCGGGCCAGCGCGCCATCGCCGCGATCCATGTAAAACTTCACGTCGCTCTTCTTGCTGAAATCAATCTTGAATCGCTTGTAGGCGTTCGTGAGCGATTGGCCAGTCGCAACGTCGTCATTGTTGTTCACCGTGTCGTCGGTTTCGACAACGACACTGTTGCTCCCGATGATTCGGAAGATGGCCGCCACGGCAATCGTGTCGATCGCATCGTTTCGATCCCCGGTCACTCCGAACGCCAGTGACGTTGTCGCATCGACAGTCGCTTGATTCTGTTTCAGGCGAATCTCGACGCCACGCAGCTTGTCGATGTCGAACGCCAACCCGTCCTTGAAGGACAGACAGACATTTTGCACTTCCGCGGTATTATCGAATGCCAGCCGCGCCACGCCGGACGCGAAGTCACCGGCGGTTTCGCCATGATCCACGCCATAGGTGTAGGTCGGCGTTCCGGCGGCACTGGTGTCGTTGATGCCCCACGGGCAACCGTTCTCGGCCGTCGTCGGAAGCGTGACGACCGCGCCAAGAAAGTCGTCTGTGAATTCCCAAAAGTCTTGCACGCCTGCCATGATGTTACTCTCCTCTTGCCCGGCTTTCTCATGGTGCGGGCCAACCCGAAACGCCGCCTCATTTCAACGCCCGAATTGGAAACACCGGCAGGCAATCGGGCGGGATTGCTTTTCAGGTCGCGTCCCTAGCCGGGGTGAATTCCGTTGTCTTACGAATTCCCTTGATACAAGCCGCGATAGTCGATGGCCTTCGCGGCGAATGTCTGACGAATCTTGTAGCGCACGGCGTCAACGTCGAAGCCCTGCTCGCGTTCCAGCACGGGCGATTCCTCGCCTTGCAGGAACGTCAGTTCGATTGTGTCCACCACGTTCGACGGAGCGGCGAGATACCACGCAGTCGTACTGGTGGCGTCGAGTTGTCCTTCTTCGACGACCATCAATGGACGGTCGCGACCGGCCCCATAAAGCGGCACATTCGTGCCCGCCGCCGTCGGCACCACGTTGCCGCCGACGAGCCGGTATGCCGTCGGAGCGAGTGCCGCTGGGACGATCAGGTAGGAAGGCCGAATGTTGAGGATCGTTCCCGATCCGCTCAGGCCAGTCTGCTGTGACATCACATTCCAGCCCGTGTCGAGTGCCGATTCCGCGAGCGCATTCGCGTCGAGATTCGCCCCGTGACTCGTGGCGTGGAACAATGCAATGCCGTCGGACAAGGCCGCGTTGTCCGTCAGGACGGCGTACACCACCTTGTTGATCTTCCGCCGCATGGCATTGCCCTGCATTTGCGGAATGCGCGAGATTGCATTGAGGTCATCGTTGACGATGGCTTCCCAACTGATCGAGAACAACTCACCGTATTTCTCGACCTTGTAGGATTCGCGTGCGTCACTGGTGGCCTTGTCTTTGTACTTGCCGTTCTCTGGAACGACTTCGGGGTCGGGCAGTTCGCCGAACCGGATTCGGTTCAGCGATTTGAAATCCGCCGCCGAGGGGGCTTGCCGCACCCACATAGGGTAGCTCACCGGTGCCTCGTCATACGCGGCCAGCAACGTCTTGTTGCTGGCATCGAGCAGTACGTTGGTGAGGCTGCCGGTCGTATGGAAACCCGGTTCATCACGCTCGACCAATCCGAGCCGCAACGCACGCCGCACGATGTCCGGCTTTGCCAGTCCGAGAGTCCGCTGCCCCGCTTCCTCCACAAATAGGCGAGCGAGATCGGCGAGGCCAACATAGCGGAACTGATCGGCACCGGGCGACGGTTTGCGAACGATGTTGACGATGGACTCGGTGCGTTTCACCGCGTCGAAGTCGCCGCGTGCCTTGGCCTTTTCCAGAATCGCTTCGGGATTCAATCCGTGATTCGAGAGACAGCGCATCACGAGCGCGTCGCGAGCGGCTTCGCCGAACTTCTCCAGTTGCGACTTGCCGCCGCTGATTGGCTCGTTGCCCACGGGTACACCCGTCGGTGCCTTCCGTTTCAGGATCGCCACCGCGACGTCATTGATCGACGTGCCGCCGCTGATCCATTCCAGACGTTGCTTGTCCTCGATACCGTGCGTCCGGCAGAGGTCATCGATTCCGGCAACGCGCTTGAGCACGTCCGCCTCGATGGCCTTGCGGTCCAGCGGCGGCTCGACTGGCGGCTTCAGTTCAGGTGCTGGAGGCAGTGCGCTCCGCTGCGTCAGGTTCTCGTCCATCCACTTGAGCGCGTCGGCACCGTCTAGGTTTTCCGGCATTCCACGCTTCACCAACAGTGCTTTCAGTTCCTCGTTCATGGCTTCCTCTTTCATGGAATCCGGGTCGGTGTATGCCCGCAACGCGGGCAGGTCGATGGCCTTCGCATTCGGATCGGCACCAATCACAACTGCCGACCCTTCGAGCAGTCGCGAGCGGACGACGACCTTTTGGTTTCCGTTCCACTTCACCTCGCGGCGTTTGGCACCGACCGAGAAATCCCGCAGATGTCCGTCGCGGTAGTTCCCGAAGGCCCGCACCTGATCGTCGTCGGAACCGAAATAGGCGGTCCCGATAATCGACTTCACGCCGTTGATTTCCGTCTTCTTCAAGTCGCGAATACTGCCGAGCACGCTCCGCACCGTGCCGCGATCGTGCGAGTCGAGGAGCGGAATTTGTTCCGGCATCTCGACGCCATCAATTCGCAGCACTTCCTCGACCACTTCCATCCGTTGAAAGTCGAACGTATCGACCGGCGTTTCCGTCGCCAGCACGAGAGGCAGCGAACGCTGTTCGGCGTTCGGTTCCGTCCCCGTGGCGGTTGCCATGCGATAGCACAGCATTTCGCCGGTGCGGTCAGGCTGATACTTGCGATTCTTTTTCGACATAATCCTCATCCTCGTCCTCGTCTGGTTTATCTTCGTCGTCTTTCGTCTCGTTCGGTTGCGTGCTGCCGAGCGGCTGGGCTTCCTTCAATCCAAACTCGTCCAGTAATTTTTTCTCGTAGGCTCGCTGACGCAGCGTGTCCGTCAGGTCGCGACCGCGCGAGGCCAGCTCGTCGGCCAGCGTTGTCAGGTTCGAGGCGAGAGCCACCTGCGAGGCTGTGGCTTCCTTCTGCGGATCAACCCATTCCCAGCCCGGTGCGAGCCAGACGTGTTCGCACCAGTCGTCGAAGTTCGCGAGAAACTCGCCCCCCTCTGGAAATCCATCCAATCCGGCCAGCACGGCGGACGTCAGGACGCGCCGCCAGACCGGTTCGCAGAAATGCGCGATCAGCCATTCCTGCTCCGCCCGGAATTCACGTCGGTCCTCAAGATCGCTGGCGCGGTTGCTGCTGAAGTTCGTTCGCGAATAGTCCCGGCTCAATCGCTCGAATGACAACCCGGTGCCGACGGCCATCGACCGCAACATCAAATTGATCCACTCACCGGATTGCGTCGCGTTCCGCGTCGGATTGATGACCGCGACGTCCTCGCCCGGCAGCAGACGAGGCACCATGCCGGGTTGCAGATACTCGAACTGGTTTCCAGCCCGGTCGCTGTTTTCTTCGTCCACCGCGTCAGCGAGCGAACCGGATAGCCCGGCGTCAACCGTCTTGATTGCAACCGTGAAGCAGCTTGACACTGCCGACGCCTGCATTTCGTTTTCGACGTAGTAACCGAGATTTTTCAGCCACCATATGACGTGCGCGAACGATGACACGCCGCGCGTCTGGCCGATCCGTTCCTGATGGAACAGGTGCAGGATGTTCTCGGCCGGAATCCGCGTCGCCTTCCATTCCGTCGTCGTGATATCGTTCGGATGTTCGCTGTAAATCCAGTACGCCACCGCACGGCCCTGCGCATCCACTTCGATGCCGCGCCGTACTGCATTGCCGGTCTGATCGTTCCGCCCGCGCGGGAATAACCGATCCGACGCGATACGGTCACAGTCGATCATCTCCAACGCCAGAGGGATCGGACGGAGCGGATCGGACGATTCAACGAACTGAATCAGACACTCGCCCGCTTCGCGCACTTCGCGGATAATCGCCCGCTGCATTTCCGTGAAGTTCAGCCGCCCGGCGATGTCGCAATTCTTCGACCAGCGATAGAACAGCATCTCGGCGACATCGTTGAACACGCGGTTCGGTTCTTCGCCCGACATCGTGCGGGATTGCGGACGGATGCCGCAGCCGACGACGTTGCGGACGATCGCGTTGAGAATGCCCCGCGCATAGGCGTTGTTTCGCACAAGGTCGCGCGCCCTGGCACGCACACTGTCCGCCGTCGCGCTCAACTCGGCATCCGGGGAACGGTTCGACGGCAGCCACGCATTATGCGAACGTGAGGCGCGGCCCGCTTCATATCCCGAACCGGTTACGCCGCGATAGACGTTGCGAGCGTGAGCGCGTCTGGCCGCAGAGGCGGGAGCAAACCACGAAACGGCACGGTCTATAATTTCTCCGATCATCACCCGTCCTCTCGGAATCGGGCCAATCGGAATAGTCCATTCGTGCGACGATGCGACAGAGCTTCGAGCTTGAGCGCGGCATCCACCTGATCGACCGGCGAGCCTCGCTTGATGCGTTGTTTGCCGAGTCCGATTTCATATTCTTCGACGAAGCCGCCGCTCGTTGAAGCCGCCAGCGCGTCGATTGCGGATTGAGCCGCCGTGGAAAGGTCTGCCATGCCACGCAGACTACGGGCATGCTGCCTGTCGCGTTAATCGCAGACTGACAAGGTTACAGCTTTCGGCGCACGGCACGAGACCATGTGTGACCGCAGCGAAGGCACTTGCAATACTGCAAACCGTCCTGCGTGCTCGTGGCTTTGGTCAGCGGGCAGCGTTTGGATTCTCCAATCGGCCCGCCGCACTGGCACTCTGTTTCGCGATAATCCATCAGAGCGTGACATGCCTCGCACTCTCGCACGCGGCATACCGGGCACGGTGGCGACCAGTTGATCGGTGCCGCCGGGAGTCCCGTCACCGGTGTCACCAATCTGCCGCCCACTTCCACCGGTTTATTTTTCGCCCGCTTCATCACTGCATTCCTCCAATCCAGCCGCCGGGCCGGTTCAAAAAACGCCCCGCCGCTCGCGGTTCCGATGGTCGCTCCACAGGCTCACGGTTCGTCGCCCGCAAGCGTGCCGCCGCCGCAAGCTGGATCCGTGATTCATTCCCGCGAGTCCACATTTCTTTGACGACGCGGGCAATCACCAGCGCATCCCGATAATCGTCCGGCTCCGCCTGCCGCACCTTCTGCCACACAAACTTGCCGGACGGTTGCTCCACCGGCACGTTGTTGAGCAACTGCCCCAGCAAATCAGCATCCATTCGCGAGTCGGCCGGGATCGTCAGCGACCCGGCTTCCTTCGCTCGCAGCGAGTCCAGCCGCCTTTGCAATTCCTCGTGCCAGTATGGCTTGTTGAACTTCCAGAGGTGCATGCCCTTGGAAGCCGCCAACGCCCTTCGCAACGCATCCCGCGACCACTCCAGAGAGGATGCAATGATTGGCCGCTCCAACGACTCAAAACCCTTCGTCGGCCGCAGTGCGTCGCCGATTTCCTGACAGAAACCATAGACCTCATCCGTTCGATGCCCGCTGTCAATGCCGCCCATCGCAATCGGCAACGCCGCCAGACTGACCCCCGGCCAGTGCTTCGCCAATACATCTCGCCGCAAATCAGACCATGCCATCGACTCGCCATAATCGATCAGATATTCCCGATCGTCCGGTGCCCAGCCCGCCAGACACCAGACGAAATAATCCTGCTGCACGTCGATGCCGACCGTCAGCAAGCCGCAATCGTCCGGCACGACGCCACGCTGATGATCGCCCGCCAGCCGCTCACCGAGCTTCTCCCATGTGTGAGTCTGCCGCCGGATCTCCCACGTCTCAGCCATGTAACTATTCACCACGTCCTGCAAGACGCGCGGTTGCTTCGCCGCTGCCACCCATTGCCTTG